CCTGGCAAGGAGACCATCTTCCAGGTCAACCAGTTTAAGAGCTACATGACTTAAAACTCAATGTCCTATGTAAAAGGCAAGATACCCAAGGCCCTTCGAGAACAGGTCTGGTTATTCCACGCCGGTCGCGTGTTCGAGGTGAAGTGTAAGGTGACCTGGTGTACAAACAAGATCAACGTATTCGATTATCAGTGTGGGCACAATATTCCCGAGAGCCGGGGAGGTGGAACCCATATTGATAATCTAATCCCGATCTGTGGTCGTTGCAATATCAGTATGGGAAACAACTTCTCCATCGATGAGTGGAATCGGAAGTTCGCTCGACCTCATAAGAAGTTCAAGTGTTGGTGTCCGTGGTTTTTGTCACGCCCAAAGTTTAATTAACCAGTCAATTTCTTCCTGTGTCAATTGTAGCCTTCCCTCTTCAATAGAATACATAATCTCGTAGGCACACTGGTATGCAAGATCCGGCCGGTTCTTGTGCAGAGCTTCTAGCATGAAGAACTGTTTGACAGAGGGATAGTCATCTCGGATATAGTGGTAGTTTGATGCGGTTGAGTAATAATCTCCATAATACAGAGTACACAGCTCTGGATATCTGTGATAGAAATAGGTCATCACCTGCTCTTCTGCGTGGTATAGTTTGGAGGTAAGCAGCTCGTAAAAAATTGACATACAACCCGTGTATAACCGAGGAACGTAATCACGTTCCACTGTAAAACACGTTGCTGCCACACCGCACATTCCTCCCCTAGCAAAGTCACTCATTAGTGTCATCTCTTCGTTACCGCGGTAATGAATGTAACACAACGATACCTTAGGTCTGGGGTTTTTAACGATCTCGTTTACGGAGTTTGTGAAATCACGCAAGACATGGGAACCACCAAAATCAATCCAGGCATAATGTGTCGCCCCAAAGGGATCTATCTGTTGAGCTTGCTGCAGAGCAAGGAGCTTGAACATGATAAGAAGAGAATACGAGGCCGTATTACGGCTATCCTTGTAAACCGGGTTATCCGCACGATTATTCTTGATAATCGGAAAGTTCGTCTTGTAAAAATCTGATTCAAAGAACGACTTCACGACGTAGTGTGTCGGCCGATCACCACGGATCTTCTTAATGTCGTCATAGCACGTCTCATCGCAGAAGATGACCATGGGTGCCGAAAGACTGAGTGTATCTCGTCCCTTGTCCATATAAAATGGCCGAGGCCGAACCTCACCGGTGGCATCGGGAAGATCCTTGAGGTTAAAGTAGAACGTCACCAGAGTCGTACTAGTCTTCTTCGGAATATCAAGCATCATTGTATTGTGATCGGCCGGATACCATCTCGGCGTAAAACCACCGAGTTCCATACATGCCCATATGTTCACCTCCCAGGTGAGACAGTCTAAATATTCGACGATTTTCTTAAAATCACGACGATAGAAGGCATTGAAATCTATCATCGAGGCACGATCACCGATAAAGAACCCACCGCAGAAGCGCCAGAAAATCTTGTCAGGAAAGGGATTGTTTCGTCGCTTGTGGCATCCGGGAATATACAGACCGGGATCCAAGTTATTCTTTCCAAGCCAGCGCAGCTTTTCGGTTGACTCATCAATCGAATCCTTGAAAATATGGAAAATTCCAAAGTCGACCCAGGCGTACTGATCGTTCTCAAAGAAATTGAGCTTGATTGATCGTTCTAAAAGCTCTGTCTTTGCATTCATGAGTATCAAATACCTCTCTGTATCCTTACTCTCGTTTCTGTCTTGTGGAAGTCTGTATTGAAGACCCTGAAGCTCCTTGTATGTATCTAGATCTTCGAGGGAGACCACGGTTGTTTGAATGTTATGTCCAAAGGGAATGAACTTCTCATATGAGGGACTGACGAAGACATGAAGATTGATTCCTGTCTTCACAAGCTTATCAAACTCGGCAAGGTAGGTATCTACTGACCGATACGGCTCCTTGGTTTCGTCTACCTTAATGAGAGCCGTAACAAAGGTTGTTGCCTGGGGGTCTATCGTTGCAAGAACAACACGACCAAAGGTTGAAAAAGGCTTGTTCTTGTACATCGCAAATAGCTCGTCGTTGTTGTAGAAGGGATTGTTCACATACCACGGAATATGCTTAGCCGTAAACTTTCCAGCGACTCGCATTTGGTTATGATAGTAGTCGTAACGCTTGTCATGCAAGCTGAAGGTTGTGTCAACTGCCCCTCTATAGATCTCATACTCATCATCCTCAACCCGATCTTTCCAGAACCTACTCTCCCATTCCCAGATTCTCTTTCCATCACTGTATCGACCAGGATACATCTTATCGCTATCGGAGATGTCAAGTGCGAATCCGACCTTTGCACACTGATGGCGATCAGAAATCTTACACAGTTGCTCGACAAAATCAGACGGTAGCTCTGGATTCAGCTGTAGATCAGGATCCGTGAGAATAAAACGTTCAGGCATGGAGTGATACACATCCGCATTGACCCAGGGAGCAAGCCAGGGACCCGAGTTTGTTGGATTCCAAATAACAGGGACCGAGACAGACTTCAAAAAGGCAACCGTGTCAGGATCAGTTGACTTACTATCCATGATGCGAACCTGATTCATCAGGTCGGGATTACAGGACTTCAGTTGTCGGAGTGTGTTATCAACGTACCTGTGGTTGTTGTGGCAAACAACGATAATAGGTATTTCCATTTGATGTTTTAGTCTCTTCATGGTTAAATCGTTTACTATAAATCTGTTAGATAACATCAATGAAGGGCTTCTATATAAACCTAGACCGCCGTCCCGATCGAAAGGAACAGATTGAAAAAGAGTTTGCAGACAAGGGTTTAGACGTGGAAAGATTCAAGGCTCTTGAACATCCCTATGCACCGATTGGATGTACGGCCTCGCATCTTGCAGTTCTCATCCTGGCTCGTCAGCGAGGGTATGAATCTGTGATGATCTTTGAGGACGATTTTGAGTTCTTGGTTTCGAAGGAGGAATGGGAACGTCTTATCAAATGCCTCCCCGAGAGTTATGATGTTGTGATGCTCTCATACAATACATATAAGCTAGAGCCCCACGATGATACCTTTGAACGTGTACTTGAGACACAGACAGCAAGTGGGTATATCGTGCACTCGCGTTTTTATAATACCCTGATTCATCGTTTAGCGGAGGGTCTTTACATGTTCATGGAACACCCCGAGGCTCATTGGTTGTATATCAATGATCAATATTGGAAGGCCCTGCAACCTGTTTCCGAATGGTATCAGTTCAAGACGAGGATCGGACGCCAGCGAGCTGGATTCAGTGATTTAGCAGAAAATTTTGTCGATTACGGTGTCTGATTATAAATCCATGGTCACTGTCTTCGAGGGCGGTGCCTCAGGCTTAGTCCCATCTGCCCGATGACGGAGAACATCGTTCCAGAAGCCCTGGAGATCGGCGATATGACTGGACAGCCAGTTCGGATCCTTCGGAACAAAGTCCTTCTTGATACCCGACAAAACCCAGAAGATGATCTGATCAGTCTCTTCTAGAGTATTACGCCAATTATCGACCGTCTGGTCATCCGGCTTATAGTTGACCTTGCCCTCCTCGGACACAGCGAAACAACCCTTCTTCAAGGCTGAACTATCCCACTCAGCAAAGAACACCTGCTTGAATCGGAACTCGACGTACTCGCACTCGTCGATGCCCGTACACTCTATCTGCATCTGCATCTGGTTGATGTAGCCTTCGGGGATGTCGGCCTTCTCCACCCGAGAGATCGGGCACTTGAACTCCACCAGACGACCGTACCGCATCGGATCTTGCTGACCCCGTGGAACAATCAAACCGTCCGGAGAAGCACCCAGGAAGTCGTATATAGGATGCGTACAGCACCCAACATCAATGACCTCACATTCAGTTGTCTCCTCAAAGATCTTCTTGGCCACCGGCTCAAACCGAGTTCCCCAGATCAGAGGACCTACCGTATTGGCTCCAGAGATCCGAACAGGTGGCTCGAGCTTCTTCTCCAGTAACTCCAGACGACTTGCTGGGGATTGCCAGACCTTTGTAACCTCCGATGCCGTGATCATCGTACCTCTCTTGTTGTGCCAGGCATCCGTGCGCTGATCCTGATTACCGTACAGACGAATCGTCCGCTCAAAGTACCGATCCCGCAACCAGGTACGACCGAAGGAACCCTTCATCAGATACTCGACAGTCCGCATCGCCTCAGTCTTCAAGCATTGGTACGACAGCGTGCTCGACTGTCTGCACAGACACAGAAACTGCCGGACCCGGGTGTTCATATGGGTGTACGGTCGATTCTCCAATAACCATCTCGTCAGGGGCTCCGCTAGAGGATATTCCTGCGGAAGCACCTCCACCTCCATTACCATCTTCAGCCTTACTCTGCGAAAGTTCATTTTGAAGTTGCGCATGAGCAACCAGGGCCTCCTCCAGCTCCCTCTCGGTTGCCGGGCGAAGAGCGATACCAAAAAGATCCTCGCAGATCTTGGAGAGCACCTCGCGATGCTCCTCGATCTTGATCAGCTCCGCAGGAACCGTCGAATAGGGAGACTCGAGAGCCTGAACCTCACAGACCTCATTGGCAAACGATGACTTGGCCAATTCCTCAGCAAAGAGCTTCTTAGAAGCCTCGGACAGCTTGAACTCGTCCTTGTTGAGGGCCTCAATGGACTGGAGGATCTCCACGACGTCCATTTATAGTTATGGCATAAACTAGCTTTAAGCAAGAATACCTGCGTAATACAAATGGCCGATACCATTACCGCAATCCAAAATCGTGATCATTGGGTCCTTCACCGCCTCGGTGCCTTTTACAACGATAACTCCAACCTTGAGCGTATTCGTTCTATCCTGACGGGTGAGTCCAAGATCAGTCTGCGTCTCCTGGATTGGCTGGTCACCAACTATGCGAAGAAGCACAACGTCTCCTACCTGACCACGAACAACCGCCATGTTATCGTCTATCTTGCCTACAAGTCTCATCTCAAGGCCTACAGCAAGAAGATGTTCGATCCCTTCTGCCGTTGGAAGCGCATTCAGTTTATGGGACTGGACACGACGGTCGGTCAGCTGAACTTCTTTGAGTGGGCGATTCAGGACGAGGTTCTGAACTATCTGGAGCAGAACTACGATGACATTCATGC